TTATTTGGATGACGAGACACAAAATATTTTTCGTCAAATACCTTGATGAACTTGACAAATGGTAGAAAAAAGCCCCCAGCGTTTGCTGAGGGGGTTTTGAAATACAATGATAGCGGTTGGGCGGCGTATCCAACATCTCAGGTACTCTCTCGAGTGCGTCAGGAGCCTTTCTGACCTCGTTATCATTCATTGTATTTAGTTTACTACTTATCTTCTATTTTGTCAAATGCTTTGATGCGACCGTTTCTCTTCATGTGATTTAATTTGGAATCTGTGATGTCATAAACCGAAGCCACAAAGAAATAGTCGTTTTTCTTATCTAGTTTGACAGCGACCAGAACATTATCTGCAAGGACTTTGATAACTTCAAAACTCTCTGTCTTCACATTCTTATTTTGACCAACAAAATCCGGCGAATCCAAAATAGTAGCAACATCTGGGATATATTTGATCATCTTTCGATGTCTGCTTTTTAACATATGTTTTTCAAGATTTTCTTCGTGGATCAGGATATCGGTTGCAGAAGTTTCTAACCCTACTATTTCCTTGATTTTTTGACTGATTTTTACATTGTATTTCATGATTTTTATTATACCACATTCCTTTTCACAAATCATAATCCCCAGCAAATGCTGGGCTGAAACTTTATTTAAATGTACCCCAAGCATTGCCGAAACGCTTACCGTCTTTGGTAGCGCCCGTCGCAACGTAGTTACGTTTGCCGCTGCCGCCTATGTAAGACACCCAGACATAGCCATTGACATCGATGATGACAGTATCATAGTCAAATGATTCACCACGCTTGTATACTGCTACAATCTCGCCTGAAGTATTTGGCGCCCTGCGAACATTGAGAGCATCGACCGTGACAGTCATAGTGCCCGTCTCGCGATAGGAACGAGAGCCTGCAAGGTTGGGTGCTGACTGTGTAATCGTTCCAGGCGGTGTGATGTGGTGCACGACTTGTTGACGATAGCTTGTAGCGCTGTAATAATTACGGACGGGATAACGTTTCCCGCCGTAGTTTTGCTCCAAAATAGTCAATCTATCGCCGTCCACTGCTTCGACGATTACCACATGTCCGTAAGGGTTTCCTGGTGTTGCCCCAAGCGTCACAATCTGACCTGCTTTAAATGGACCAGATGTGGAAACTGTCCAGCCGTTAGCTTGCCAGTTGTATGATGAGCCGATGTTTTTGGCAGAGATTGTATCGCCGATTGCACCGCTGACCCAGCCCACACCAGCGCCAAGTCCGACAGTTGCATCCGGACTAATCATGCGCTCGTACCAACTAGCCAAAGCGTAGCATTCGCCGTTACCTACTGATATGCCAGACCCGACTTGGGCACGGACGTTATTTAAGGCTTCATTTACTGTTGTCATATTTATCTTCCTTTTCAAAATAGAAAGGAGCTAGCACCCACAAAATAGGCGTCATAGCTCCCAAAACAATAATAATCAAGATTGCTTTGATTGGTTTCATTTGCCTTTACCAATCAACTTTTCAAAAGCTGCTGTCACGTTTTCAAATATTGAGGTGTCGCCCTTGGCTTTGCCGTAGTTCTCGATCAAGCTCTTAAAGGTCAAGATGAGATAGCCAACGTAGATTGTGTAGAGAAATGCCACACCCGTCTGTTCAGGCAACAAGACCGACATTGGTATCAACACGGTAAGCAAAATAATTCCCATCATTTTACGAATCAGGCCATTAATACCGATTTTAGACTTGTATTCGATGTCTGGGTTAATCATAGCAGCGAATGTACCTGATAAAAAATCGACAATTTCCATGGTAACAATAAGCCCAAGCAAAAAGAGGACTAGACCGTCCTCTGTTGCGATTAGCTCGCGTAAAAATTCAAACATTCCTGCAGGATGTGGTGGCGTTTTAGATAACATCATAACCATGTATTACACCTCCGCCCCAACTGTCGGGTCTGACCAGTCTGGGTTGCCATGTTCGTCAAATTTCATAATCCAATACTCTTCGTTGAGCATATCAGCAATGTTGATAGTCGTCGTAGTACTACCCCACTGGTTAAATGCCCAAATCGTTTCCACGTCAACAAACTTGCGACGACCATTCACAATTGCAGGACGTTTCTGCACGTCGCGATACATATAAAAGTCTTGTGTCGCTGACTTGCAGCGGATAAATTCACCATGTTCTTTCATGTAGCGGAGTGCAGTCGCAAGGTCAAATGGTTGTGTTGTTTCTTCCAAATTAAGCAATGTGTTGTTAGTAGTTTGAGTCATGATTATTCTCCTTTTTGTTCAATGATTTCTTCTGGTTTAGTAGCTTCGTCCAGTTGCTTTGTTAACTCAGTAATTTCTGCCCGCAAATTGGCAATCGTCTGCTGCGCTTCGGTTAGTTGCACAGCGAGCAAGTTCTTGGTCGTCATTTCCTCTGACAATTTAGTCATGAGGTCATTGTTAGTCAAGCGTAGCGCTTGGTTGATTAGTTCTTGGTTCATTATGTAATCCTTTCGATTGTATTATAAAGTTGTTGTGCGTTATGAATTTCTGTATCTAACGACTTCCTGAATGCTGAACTATTCAAATTAAAACCTTCGTTTCGCAAGTGTATCCAGCAGCGACAAAGGTTAATGAGTGCGTCATGCATCTTGTTTAGACTAATCGTTCGGCCGCCCGTCAGAGTTGTATGCATCGAGAAACCTCCGCCTTCGAAACCATGACCGAAGAAAATTGTATCTCCGTACAGTTCAACAGCATCCTGCGACGCAACATGAGAATCTGAACGCTCAGAGGTCCGAGCCACTCGGATACCGGCAAAACGACCTGAAGACTTACTGTTAATACCATCCCTTGATGATGTCGAACCAAGAGAAGCATATATCCCCCCCTTGGATGTTGTGTCGAAATGCACAAACGCTGTATGGATGCCATCTGTACTTTGACGATAGATAGCATTAGAGCCTGAGTGAAATCTTATCGCGCCATCTTTAAACATATCAATAGCCGAATTATTAAAGTCAATCTCCATAGCTCCATTGGTTGCCCTCATCAATCCACCTATGATTTGGCTCGCTGACAAACTTACAGCTTGCACTGCTGTCAAAAATGCATCCTTGGCAAATAACTTCTTCAGGTAGGCTTGGTTCGCGACTAACCTGTTGAAGAAAGCTTCATCGAATGCAATTTTTGACCCATCGATACTATTCGCTTTAATCCGTGCAGATGCTAAATAACCCGTCGTAACCTTACCAGCATCTAAGCCTGCAATCTTAGCGGATGTAATCACACCGTCTTGTATGTAAGTCCTACCAGTAATCTGTACGAGACTGCCGTCAATCTTGACCGAACCGTCTTTATTTAGGTTGAGCTGGTTAAGTACCTTGCCTGAGCTGGTCAAATTTTTAATCGCATAAGACCCAGCCAATTGACTGACTTGTGTCTTGAGTCCATTATCACCAGATACTTCCTGCACCAAACCCGCTGCAGTCTGAGTAACTTTGCTGACGTTGTCCAAAATACTGCCTGTCTCACCGACAGCGCCGATAGTACGGGTGTGGCTTGATACCGTATCTTTGACATCGTGTAGGGCAGTGACAGTGGCCAAGTCTTCAATGGCTAGTGTATAATCCGTCGGAATGGTTCCTGCCTCAAGTTTTGGAGCTGTTAAATGCATTTTCGCAGGGTAACCGGGAGAATTTTGTAGATATACATAACCGACATTTTTAGTTTCGTCTACTGTCGATGTATTAGTGACTGTTACTTTATCCCAGCCGCCTGTCAATTTAAACACTTTTGATTTTGACCCGCTACCATTAAACGTATCAATTCGTCCAGTGGCTCCAGTTGGGCCCTTGACCCAAGCAGTGAATGTGTAGGTGCCCTTTGGTAAAAATAGTGTGTCTTGGGCAATCCCACATTCGGTAGCTGACGCAATTTCAACTTCTATTCCTTTAGTCACATTTGGGACAGGCGGATTACTGATGTTGATTGTCTTAATATTACCTGTACCAGATTTTCGAAATGTGCCATCTTGCCAACGACCACTGCCTATAATCATTTCAGACGAGCCTCTAATCAGATTTCGTCCACCTACCGATGTCGGAATCAGCGCTTTAGTCTCACTTATCGTCCGGCTAAAACTATCCGCAGTCTCTCTGACGAGGTTTTGGACTGTTGTAGCCAAGGCATAAGGTTGCAATGCACTATTAGTAATATAGCCACGACCTGTGATGTTGCTGTCAACATCAGACTTTGTCTGATAGCCTTTATCTGTGATAGCTTTATCAACCTGCGTCTTTGTCAATCGCTTGCTAATCTCTGTCGCATTTTGAGTAATCGCTGTTTCAGCGCTATCGACTCGGCCAGTCAACGTATTGTAGTCCGTTTGAGATACTTTGCTTGACACATCGCTAATTAACTGTCGGATTTTAGCCTCAGCAGTCGTGACCTTGCTATCAGTCGTAGTCAGGCTAGTCGATAATTGCTCGACACCGGATGCGGTTTGAGTGATTGTGGTTTTAACAGATGATAGTTCATTCGCAAAATCTTCAGGCGCTGGTGACCAGTCTGTTGGCAAAACACCAAATTCTAATTTAGGATTGCTTACTTTGATATTACCATCTGCCTGTATCCATAATGTTGGAGAATAAAATTTGGTAATACTTTTACCTTCAGGGACAGTGAATGTCTGACTAATTCGCTTCTTGCTTGTATCTCTCGTTTGCCAAACTTCCCAATAATTAACTATACCGTTTATCTCAACTGAGCAAGCTAAACCATATCTTTTTCGTGAATTCTTAGTGGCAACATTGGTACCCTCGACATCACATGATATTGTAACTGATTTTATTTTATTCAAATTGTTAAGTAGTTCTGGAGAAAGTGAGATTACTTTACTACTCCATCCCCCACTTATTTCTGTTTTGGAATTAAGTAGGTAGTTTCTCCCACCAACTTCAGTCGGAATCAGCGCTTTAGTCTCACTTATCGTCCGGCTAAAACTATCCGCAGTCTCTCTGACGAGGTTTTGGACTGTTGTAGCCAAGGCATAAGGTTGCAATGCACTATTAGTAATATAGCCACGACCTGTGATGTTATTATCAACATCACTCTTAGTCTGATACCCTTTGTCTGTGATTGCTTTATCGACTTGTGTACTTGTCAGACGTTTGCTTATTTCGTTAGCATTTTGAGTGATTTTTGCACTTGCAGTATTGATTTTCCCGTCAAGCGTCTGCGTGGTTGATATTAGCTCGGTCAATTTGCGGTCAACTGTATTTTGATAAGTCGCTAGATTTTGCTTGGCAGTGTCAGCGGTCGTCTTAATATCATTGAGTTTCAACGTTGTTCCGCGGACATTTTCGTCATAGGTAGACTTGGCAACGTAGTTAGTAGCAATCGCGGTACGTTCGGCAGATAACTGTTTGGCAGTTTCGGTTCGACTGGCAGTCAAATATTGGTTGGCTCGTGTACCTTCTTCATTTTTGTAGGTTTCTAGACTCTCTAATCGAGTATTGATTGCAGTCGCTGTCTGCTGAGCGTAGGTCTTAGCATCTACTGCCTTTCCATCTACTGTTTGGATTTGACGGGATAACTCTGCGCTTGCTTCATCTGCTGTACGCTTATAACTTGCGATTTCAGAGCGGAGGTCTTCTGGAGAAGCTTGCCAGCCTAAATCAATATTTCCACGTCTGAGTGATACTTTTTCAAATTCCACTTCCCCAGTAAAATCCCTTGCATATATATGAAAATCAATACGGTCTATCTGGCTACGTGGCACATTTACTTTGAAAGTAGTGGTAAACTGTACAATTCCCTTATTGTTGACTGCTTCCAAGCGGGAGGGTGTCAAATATGTTGCGCCAAACCATGTTTTTGCGCTGTCGTTCTTTATACCACTTATATAAAGTGCAAGATATGGATTTCTACGACCATCCACATAGTTAGAGACCTTAACTGAGATTGATGCTATGTATACCTGGCTAACATCGTCATTAGCTGTCTGAGACTTGATACTTTGGTAAATGTACTTGGTTTTATTAAGTTCTCCTGTAATTCGTGCCTTACCATCAACTATAGTCACTCCAGTTCCTCGCCATTGGTTCAAGTTTTGATTAAAAGAGCTATTGAGCAGAAGGTTGTCTTCTATCCTCAAACTCTCAAACCGCTCCGTCACGCCATCAATCCCGCTCTGCAAGTCAGCAGTCTTTCGATTGATACTCTCAATCTGTCCTGTCTGAGTATTGACGGTCTGTGTTAGAGCTTCGTATTGGGTCCTCGTTTGGCTCAGAGTGTCTTCTACTGTCTTGGTCCTAGCTGTAACACTAGTGATGTCCCCTGTCGCTTTATTAACCGTTTTAGAGAGTTCTGCGACTGTTGACCTCGTACCATCTGCCAAGGTTTCAACGGTCGTCACACGATTGGTCAAAGCTGTCTGTGCTCGTGCTTGCTCCAAAATCTTGCTAGCTTGCAAGTTAAGGTCGTTTCGCAAAGCTGTAGCACTTGCTTGGCTA